TTTTAAAGCATTTTTAATAGCATCAGGGTCTAGTGCAATATAGACTCTATTAACTGTTGAGCGTACTAATTTTTTCATTAGTTTCTCGTGAATAATTTTCCCAAATAAGGGAATGACATTTCGTTTTATTGTTAAAGCATCGAATACACCTTCTACTAAAACAATAGGTGCATCCCAATTTATATATAACTCCCAACCTATTGCAGACTTAGCATCGGAGGGAGGATTTTTATATTTTTGTATTCCATCAATAAATGCTCTGGCTATAAAATAATTTATAATACCATTTTCGTCGTATGATGGAATGATTACTCTATCTTTATATGGACCTTCATAACAAAATCCAATATTGTATTTGGTAATATCTTCTTGTGTTATACCTCGGTTTTTAAGAAATCTGGTTGCGCGTCTAGCTTCTAGTGATGTAACCTTATCTAAATTATCGATATTATTCAATGATATAAACTCCTTAGGTAATTCAAGCATAGTTGATATTACCTGCTTTTCATCCTTACCAGGAGCAATGATCATGTTTAGCTCCGCTATCTTATTGGACGGCACTTTAGTTTTTTTAAAAAGCGCTCTAATGGTTTTTCCTTTTGCCTCACACACCCAACAATGCCAAGGATTCTCGCTTTTTGCGTTTGTTATGCAGTTGATTTCGAGTTTATTCTTGTGGTGAGTGCAAAAGGGACATTTGAATGAATAATTACCCCGACTAGTTTTATGACTAGCACCTAGTACAGATTCCAATAATATTAGAAGGGCAGCATTCTCCATAACCTTGAATATAAAATCTTACTTTGACTATACCAAGTCTTTACCAAAAAACTTACCTAGTATATTATCGTTGTAAGTTAGTGAAGGGCTTGTTAAACACCCAAATACACACTGGTAGTGCATTTCAAAGTATGTAAGTTGTTTTTTATTTTTACATAATTTGAGTATAGTACATTCAAATTTGTCTTCACCTAATGTTTTGATATCAGAGAGTAATTCTTTAGATGAACCCCAATATGTTTTCCAATCGCTTTCTACTTTGACTACTTCAGTAGTTGGTTTACGACCTGGGCCTGTTTGTTCAGCTAATTGTTTTTTGGTGAGTTTTTTCTTTTTGTTGTACCAAAAGAATTTTTTACCAATGTAAAATTTACCATTGGTTGTGTTGGTAATTTTATAAACAAAACCTAAATAATCTTCGGGATTATATTTATCCCAATATTTCCATTTTATCATAACGTTATTTAATATAAATATTAGGTATCGTACCTAACAATAAAAGTCATATCTGTGTCTGAGGATAATACTATTGGTTTAGCTAATTTAGCTACCATTAATAGATCATTATTATCATTATATAAACCTATTGACGTTACGTAAGGTTGAAAATCAGAACTTGTTGCAAAATTTTCAACTGTATAATCTGCTGATCCTGTTAAAATATATCCACTACTGCCTGAGGTTATGTATTCTCCTCCATACTTTAATATTGTGGGATTATATGTTAAACTAAAATCACTTTCTCTAACTATACAACGTATTTCATTTTCATAAATGATGTGTTCATTTTGAAAATTTAATTTTATATCGTTGTCTAGAGGAATATTTAAAGCACTCATAAAGCTTTGATTAGTAATAACTGCTAATCCATGAGCATAAAATATATTTCCTATATGAGTTACTCCTGCAGGTAAAGCTTGAGTTTCAAAATAATTTATTGTTATATATCCTAGATTTATATAACTACTTACTGCTCCATTTGTAGATCCATATAGGTTTCCATATCCATCATCTCTAACAAGTAATCCAGATGATGATATATTAAAGCTATTAGGTAATATTTTATTACCATATACATTTTTATCTACAGAGAAAACTCGTATTATTTCATTAGCCCCTGTAGGATAATTTTTTATTATATATGGGCTATTATTATAATCAAAGTATGAAGAAGTAGGACGTTGGGAAGAAGCAGATTCTAATGTATCGACATTAAACATTAATGAACCAGTATTAAGTAAATCAGTGTAAGACTGATAAAACATATGATTCATTGAATCATATACTAAAGCCCAAGATTGACCATTAGAAGAAGGACCAGAAGTAATATAGTCAGCTTTTTGACCCCCATAAATAGAAAAATAAGTACTACCAGAAGTTCCTGATGGAGCTGTTAATTCCCATTTTTTATTAGCATAATAGGGAAATGTTGTTATATCCGCCTTGTTTAGTTTTTTGAATGAAGACATGCATTAATAGTCTAATTTGATTCTAATTAAGGCTTCTTTTGTAAAATCTTTAGTTAGCGGTTTACTTAATTTAGCTACAGCTAATAATTCATTATTATCGTTATATAATCCTACAGCTGTAATATAGGTTTGAGGATTATTAACTAAAGTATTATATAATATATTTCCATTATCATCTATAATAGAAGGATTTGTAGTATAATTAAATTCACTATTTTTTACACGAGTAAAGAAATAACGAGATGTTACTACTTCTTCTGATTGTAATTTGAAACTAGCTCCTGCTCTAATTGACCCAACTAATCTTTGGGCATTTGTAGGACTTGCAGCAGAAGCAGTTGCTGTTGCTAAAGCAGCTACATAAGATTGTACTGAATTGGATCCTGATGCATTTAATATAATAGTTCCTAAATCAGGTAACATTATGCCATAATAAGTAGTTTCTGCTCCAGCTGTATAAGGAGAACCATCACTTCCACTTATTATATAATATATTCTATTTTGCCCAGCAAAACGAGTTAGGCTAGTTGTATTACTATCATCTGTTAAGTATATAGTATTACCGTTACCTGCTAATTTTAAATTAAAAGTACCAGGATGAAGAGCTTGCTTGTATTGTCCTCTTGCTACGCTAATAGCAAATATATCTGTTGCTGTAGTTGTACCACCATCAAAAGTAAAATTTTGAGTTTCAGTACCATAAACTAAATTTCTATATTCTCCATATACAACGCGAGAAGGAGTATACCCTCCATTAGGAACTTGAGCATTTATAATAGCAGATCCAGACCCATTTATATTACCGTATTGAACAGAATATTGAACTGAAGCTGAAGTAGAATATGCTGTTGCGTATACGTCCACATAATATTCTGTTGGAGTAGAACTAGCTGTAAGAGCAGTAGTTAATTCATATGCATCATTGATCCATGCTCCACGAATTACAGTTTCTGCACTTATTACTGAATCTTCAGGGTTATATCTTGAAAATGACATTTTTATTTTATTTTATTAATTTATGTAGTTGCTACTTTTTGAATATTAATAGGAACTGTAATTCTAGCTCCACTATCTCTACCAATTACTGTGATTGTAGTAGTTAATGTAGTTAATGAAGTACCAAATAATGTATTAACAGTTGTACCGGTAATTGTAAATGAAGTACCTACTGCTGATTTAGATAATACAGCTCCTGTGGTTGTATTTAAATTTTGATCACCTGTTGTTGTAGTTGTAATACCTGTGCCTTGGAAAGCAGATACCAATCTAATATCAGCAATTGTAGCTACATACCCATTAGCTTCAAAGGTACTTGTAGCTCCAAGATAATTTAATGTTTGAGGAGTTATAGTTAATGAAGCTCCTTGTTTAATAGTAATAGTATTATAACCTAAACTAATAACAGGAAGTCTTGCAGTACCACGAGGTAATGTTACCAATTTATAGCGCATTACTTGTGTATCATTAGGAAAGGCTTGAATTACAGGAGTATTTTCAATTGCTTCGCCATAAAATGCAGATCCTGATGGATGATTTGGATTATATAGTGTATAATCTATTTCATCATCAGCTAATGAGAATTGGGTGATTTGAAACGAACCATCATTACGTGATAACAATTCGCGACCTTTTGTGGTTAAAATTGCATCTACTGTTACTACTACTGGTGATAATATTGCCATTGTTTGTTATTTAATGTATATACTATAAATATATTGATTTTTGAATTTTATTGTTGTGTTTGTTGTGATAATTGAACACTTATTTGTTTGTATATATCACCTGCATTTGATTCTAATGTATCACTTGCATCTCCTGGAATTAGTAAAGTTTGAGAAACATCCCCTGGATTTTTTATATGATCTACTATTATTGAAGTTTCGTCCGGTTTAGGACGTAAAATAGCGAAACTAGTAGAAGTTGGGTTTGACTCTAATTCTCTATCAAAATATATTCTATATCTTGTAGGATCAATAAAAGTAATAGTTAAACCATCTCCATCTTTATTATTTACAGCTATAGGTTCTATTACTTCTTGAATATCAAAAAGTACAGCCATATAATCACGTGGTGGTTTATCCGGGTAGAGAGCTGAGGGTTTTTCTGCTTCTCTATTTGTACTTACTATATTTTTTACTATTCCTATTCCTTCATATGGTGTTCCTCCCCCCGCAGGTGGGAAATAATATCTAAATGTGTCCCCCACATTTATTTGACCAGGATAATAATAACTTGAGGAGTAAGCAAAAGCAGGACCTTTTCCAAAAAAACTAAATGCATTTTCACCATAATTATTATATATATAAGAAGTTAAAGGATTAATTGAAGGACCAGGAGCAAGTACTCCAGGGGATAATTGGGGTTTTGTTTCTTTTGTTATTTTTTTTACAGTATAATATATAGGGGATTTATTTTCAAAAGATCCCATTCTAAATAAATCTCCTTCTTGTATACTAAAATTATCTACTACATCTGTATATTTAGAAGATATAGGATTTGTTGGGATAAATTTAGAAGAAGATTCAATATAAGGATTAATTAAACCATCAAACCATACTCCATCACTAATATTTTGAGTTACTCCATATTCTCCTATAACACTATTAAATATAATAGGTAATTCTTTATTTATAAAAGAACTTGTGTAATGATATATATCATAAAAAGAAGATTCATCTATTATTTCAAAAATAGCTTTATTTTCTTCTGTATATGTAACATTATTAACTTGGCCTGTTCCTCCGAGAGTAAGATTTAAATCAAAAGTTCCTTCAACTTGATTTCCAAATATGTCTGATATATCAAGTATGTAGAATTTAAATCTTAAATAATCTCCTTCCAAAAAAGTCATATTAGATCCTGTAAATTGGCATAAGAAAAATCCATAAGCATTATGTTCAAATCCTATTTCATTATAAGTAGGATTATAGTAGTTATAATTTAACGTAGTACTTGGATTTCCAGGGACATATGTAATTGGTTTTAAAGTTGTGCATCCTACATATGACCAACTCCCTGTGTTTGGGTTAGAAGTTTTTTCTAGAATTCCAAAAGCTTTAAAAGAGGCAGCATCAACTGGTCCCTCATCATTTGCAAAATATTGAATAGGAAATTGGGCATTTATTTTGTACTTATTACTAGTTCTAGGAATTTTATAAGTATATTCCCCAGTAGAAGAATAATTTACTCCTCCCTCTCTATTAAATATTTCTTTATTAAATTTTAATATGTCAAACTGATAAACAAGAATATTTTCTAATCTTTGTCTAGTAGGTTTTGAAGGTGATACGCCTCCTGAGTTGGTGTAATTAATTAAAACATTTGGATCAGTGTAGTAAGGCCATGTTTCTCTAGTATATACTCTACTCGCTATGGAGCGATTAGTTGCTCCTTCTTCATTAGAATCATAATTGTATCCAAAAGTAAGGGAATTAGGATTTGAAGCGGGATTAGATCTAAATCCAACATTATCAGTATTACTTATCTTTTGATAAATATAAAAATTATCACATTCTAATTTTAATCCTAAATTATCTTGAGAACTACTTACAGGTTGTTCAAATTCAAAATTTAAAGATTCATTATTTTCTCTATATAAAATAGGATCATATCTATACCCCCCTTTAAAAATAGTTTTAATACCATCTAATGTTTTTTGATTAGAAGGAGTGTTTACATTAGTTACGGATACTTTTACAGGAGTTCCAGATTTAAAAGTATTTTGAACTTCAAATAAATTAGTATTTTTAGAAGATAATTCGGTTGTTTGAAGATTAGAATCAATTAAATATTTTAGGTTCAAAGTAGTTTTTTCATAAAAATTTAAACTTTGAGACTGTACTGTTCTTACCCATCCTAATTTGTATGAGTTGCGATCAATAGCAGCTGTTGTACCATATGATCTATCTCCTGAGTATTCCCTATCTAGTTCATTTAGATAAACTTCTCTTTGAGTATAAGGGATAATCGTTTTTAAAACACTTTCTCCTGGTTTTGACACTACTACCCAAAAGTCATCTCCATAAAGAGGAGTAGGAGGGGTTGAAGTGCCATAACTATATGCTCTTAAAGTTAAGAGTTGATTATTTCCTATATATCCATCTCCATTAAAAACATCAAGATCAATTGGGGGAAAACTTAATTGAAAAGTAGATTTTTCTGTTGTTACTTTACTAAAAAAACTAGTAAGTTGAGGAATGCTATTAGCTAATAAAATTGAAATACTAAGACTATCTGGTATATCTCTAAATAAAATATATTCTACTATTTCTCCATTTGTAGAATAAGGAGGAGAAGCAGAAGCAGACATAATTCCTATATACCCTCTTGTTATAATAGGTACATCAGGAAAAAAATAAGAAGATGATACTCTAGTACCAGGGGAGGTGTAGTCGTTATATACTAAACTAATAGCTTTAGAACCATTATATCTAGAATTTAAATGTGAGGTTGAATTTAAATAAGAATCTTGTAATTCTACTGACGATGTAATACTACTTGTAGATCCTGGGTTGTACTCAAGTTTTTTTCTATTTAAAGAAGTAATATTTTGAGATACATTATTTAATAAAACATTATAATCAGAATGTAAGAATTGATATATACTTGCTGTAGTAAAGCTAGAACTATCTGCTAATAAATAAGGGTTAAAACTACTACTTTCAAAATAGTCATTATATATATCTACAATAGTACCTTCTATGTTTCCATCATACCAAGCTTTTTTATTATCTCCTAAATAATTATAAAAATTACCATAATCAGAAGACATACTTTGGGTAGGATATTCTGCTGTATGTACGCTTTCTGTTGTAGTAGAAGTAGGGTTTGCATATACTGCTTTATTTCTTTCTAATACAGGGGACTCAAAGGTAACACCTGTTGATAAACTTGTTCTTTCAGGAACAAAATCACCAAGCATTTTGAATAAAGCATTATCAAAAAATTCTATTAATCTAATAAACCCATTATAATCTAAAGCAGATGATGTAAATGGAGCAAACCCCGAAACACCTGTTTGGTAATATTTTTTACGTTCTATATCTAATAATTCGTATGATGAGCTATAAGTATATCTTGGATCTCCTATAAAATCATCCAAACTCCAAGTTGAATTACTAGAGCTGATAGCTCCTGATATATAATTGTTTATCTGTGTTTGAGGGGAAAATGATATATCAATATAATGTAAATCACTATCTCTAAACTGAGAGGATGCGGTAGTATATGTTTGTAGGGTTGCTATAGGAGATAATACACTTCCTGTAAACAATTCATTAGATACAATTCTTACTTTATCATTATTGTACCCTTTTATTAATTCAGATTTTAATGACCCTCCATACTCCTTAATGTTTAGTATACTAGATGTTATAGAACTACCTGTTGGTGTGTAAAAAGATTCACTTCCTATTGTATAGTAAGTTCTATTAGGTATACCAAAAGTAGTCATTAAGTGATCTAATCCAGCAACAGTACCTTTTGTTTTTAGTAATAATGGTAAATTATGATAAATACGTTTATATAATTCTGCTACTAAATCTTTACGTGGAATATTATTTAAATAGCTACTTGTTGGAGAAAAATCATTATTCCATGCGGTACTACCTGTGTTGGCTCCTATTAAAAATTGATCTAAAGCATCTCCTGCTTGACTATTATATAATTTAATTCCTAATGATTTTAGTTGTTCATAAACTAAATCCTTAGAAATACCTTCATTTAAATTGTTATTTGCTAAATTAACATCCGTTATCGCTTTTATATAAATCCATATATTGTCAAAATAATGACCTATCATATTAACAAAGGTCAAATAAGGAGCATTAGCAGGATCATCTATAATAAAACTAGGAAGAGAATATATTAAATTATTTTGATTATCACTATCAAAAAGTTGTGCTGATGATGTTTGGGAATTATACCATGTTGTTACAGTGGCAGAAGAAGTTGATAATAAGGTATATGGTTTAAGTGATCCTGATTTTGGCCAGGAGTATGAACTTGATTCAAAATAAAGATAAGTTTCATATCCATCAAATTGATGAATTAAATTTTCTATACTTGAAGATAATAAGCTAACTTCTCCTTGAAGACTAGAAGTTCCATTTAATATTTTAGTATTATATAAAGAAATTAAATTATTATAATCTTCAATTTGTTTAACTTTAGTATAAAAATTAGTTAAACGTTGATATGCAGATCCAAAAAATACAAAATTATTAAAATTACTAGATTCACTTACAGCGTAATTTACATTAATTTGTATACTTTGGCTAGTAAGTAAATTTAATACTTGATTATATGAAGAATTTTGTAATGATTTTAAATTTCCTATAGCATTACTATAATTTAAATAAGAAGTAGCAACTGTACCTGAATTATTGATAGGGATATCAAAATTTGGTCCTCTTAGTTGAGGTGGGGGAGGTAATATTACTAGTCTATCTAAACTAATTCCAAAATCATAAGGAGCAGTTTTTTCACTAACTATCCATAATACATCTTTTTCTATAATATTAGAAGGAAGAGGTTCATATAGTTTAAATAATATTTCAAATCCTTCAGTAGCTTTATTCAAAGCTACATTAACTGCTATAAATTGTCTATTATTTCCAAAATTTAATAAATAATCAATATGATATGAAGAATTATTTATTTCATTTATCATTTCATCCGCTACCTTTTCAATTTCATCATTCGTTAAGGTAACTGAGGCTAATCTTACTTCTGTGCGGTCAGAAGAAATTTCTTTAATAAAAAGAGCTCTATCAAACGGATTTGATAATCTATTTTGAAAAAAATTATATCGAACAGCAAATTCTCCTGAAGAGTAGTTTAATTTTTTAAGATCTTCAATTGGATTTATTTCTATTAAAGGAAGGGAAGATTTTGAGGTTGGAATAAAATTAGAACTAACTCCTATATTTTCAGTAGGTATATTTCCTTGTATGTTAGGAGGAGGAACATATTCAGGAAGAATACCAGAGGTTTGAGGAGGGAGATTATATTCAAAATAATTATAATTTATATTTAATAAACTTCCTCCAACATCATATACATAATATTCTATATAATCATTTTGTCCTCCAAAATATTCTTGTAGAGTGGTAGAATTAATTAAATTTATATCGTTTTCATTGTAACGCGAAACTATATTTGTATTTAAAATATTTCCTACTATTTTTATATTACTAGCCATTTATTATTGAATTGTTTTACTTAATTCATCCAATGTATTCTGAGTGTCTACTATTTGTTGTCTTAATACTGTAATTTCATCTAGCAAGGCTTGTATATCATCTTGGCTTATTATTATTCCTAAATATTCTGCTTCTTTTTCTATAATATATTGGTGGGAATTTGTATCTCCTTCTCTAGGTATTTGATAAAATAATTGTTCATATAATTCAAAAAAATCTTCTATAGTAAAAGAAAGTGTTTCTTCTTCCTCAACTGTACTTAATAATTGTTTAAATTGAGTATCTATTACTTTAGGATAAGCATTTTTATCAAATACTCTTTTTTTCATTGATATTTGTGACATAAAATTATCTTATAACTTTAAAGTAATAATCATTATCTAATACCATAGTACTACCAGCAATAGTTGTTTTAATTAAAATTTGATAGTAGCGTTCTGGTTCTAATCCGTTCATATAAACATCAAAATACATACCAGTTGAATCACAACTAATTTTAGTGTATGTAGTGTCGTAATCTACGACAATTTCTTCAGTATCCAAATCTTTTATTGAATAATATGAAGATGTTGGTAAAGCTTTGTTATTAAGATAAATAGAAGTGGCTTGAAATGCTCTAGCAGGATATAAATCACGTACATTTATTCTAAATCGTTGCACAGATCCTTGTTGATATTCTCCTATATTATTAGCTAATGTAGCTACTATATTAGAAGAGGTAGCTACTATTAGAGAACCGGTGTTATATGACCAATCATTCCATTTTATTTCTAAGCATGGAGGATAGATAGTATTAGTATTTCCTGAGAAGTATTTTAGAGTGCAATTAGATGCTGTTGTGAATTCTAATAAGTTACTATGTTTTAGTATAAAACCATAATTAGATATTGTACTTCCAGACCACGCTGTTACAGTATTAGTTATTTTAAAGTTAAGATCCAATGGAGTAACATATGTAAAAGATTGGGTACTCTCATAAGATGAAGCAGTATACCATAATCCACCACCTATATTACTACTACCAGATTTATATGATCCTGTAGTTCCTGCTGGTATAGAACTAGTTATAAACCAAACACTTCCACTAAGATAATCTTTATAAGCCCAACTAGCACCGTCTGTTGTGATTGGGTCATTTGAATATCTGCCAGTACCTATATTCCAATCAGTTGCTAATGGATTACAAAATAATGTAAATTCTGTTGGAATTTGTGATGTATTAGCTATATATAATTTTAAATAAGCATCATATGTAGCCCCGCTTACTTTATTATTAATTACATCAAGTATTTCGCTTTGAGGAAATTTAATGAGAGCACGGGCTACCTCACGTGTGTTTGTAGGAGTTTGATTTGCGTTAATTTCTAATACTTCATCTATTCCTGTGTTGAGAGTAGGATAGTATGAATAAAGTGTTGCACTTTTTTCGGGGAATATTTTATATATAGCCATGAGTAGTTAATTACTATATATAAATATTGAATAAATAATTTTTTAAATAACAAAAGGAACAACTCTACCCTGGATATCTGTGTCAGGGTAGCGTATTTCAAATATGCTAGGATCTAGTGATGGATATACATTTTCATTTCTAGTAGCCCCAGGAATATCATACGCATATTTTGAATATGTATTTCCTGTTGAATCTTGTTTATTTATTACTTCTAATTTAGATATAGATTGTACTCCTTTTACTTGTAAAAGTTGGGATGATATATCTGAAAGATTAATAGGTTGATTAATATTCCATTTTTCTATATTAAAATATTCTTTTAAAAATGAAATACAATTAATAATAACATCATTATTATTGAATCCACTTTTAATGGAAATATCAAAATTAACTCCTATATTAATATAAAAAGCATCCTTAATATTTACAGCATCTGTAACCATTCTAAATTCATTAATGTATGTTGCTAGGTTATTTTTTAAAGTAGTAGAAGCTGTTGTGAGTTGTTTATTAGGGTTATATCCTAACACATACATGTCTAAAGATAATGGATTTCTTTCTTCAGTATAAGCTACTGTTGGAGTTTGTATTTCTTCCCTAGCTGGATCTTGGGTAACATAAACTTTAGCTATAGCACCGTAGTCAGAAGGCATAGCTAATGCTCTAACCATATAGTCTTCTCTAGTTACAGCACGTAATTGAGACTGATATGCATTTAAAGCATTATTACGAATTTCTTCAATTTGATCTCCACTTCTTCCCCCAGAAGCTTGTATAGGATTAGCAACGGCTAAACTATTAAGTACAGTAGTTCTATTAGGAGAACCAGGAGCTACAGCAATAATAGCGCCTGTATTGTCAATAGTAGTAATAGTATTAGCATCAGTATTAGAAGATAATCCTCCCCCTACTAAATATCTTACTGTTAAATTACTATTAGGAGCTAATCCGTATTCTTGAGTAAAAAATACAGAAGTTGTATTAAAATCATCATATAAACTAGATATACCAGGCACTAATCCTAGTCTAATATTATCAGGATTAGGTAATATTGTTGAATCTGATTTATTTGATAAACCTGCTCCAAATTCTAATTGCAGAGTGTTATCAGATAAAAAGCGAGATACGAAACGTCGTGGCACCCTTCTCAATTGTAATAAATAAGGAACTCCATCACTACTGTAGTTGGGATTATCTACTTTATCAAAAATAGAAGATTGTGCTAGGTATGGTACTTCATACCATTTATTTCCTTGAGCATCTGTAATATCTAATATCTGTAATATATTAGTGTCATTTATATTAGCTATAGAAAATTTTTGAGGAGAAGAGAAATTTAAAGTAGTATTTTTAATTTCTGCAGAAATAGCTTTAACTGATTTTTTAAGTAAAAAGAAAGTATTATCTACAAATGTTGTTTCGGTATTTGTAGAATCAGTAAAATCAACTTTATCAGTTGTTAAAAATTTAATCCCTAAATTAGAAGTTAATACTGTATTTTCAGGAATTATTAGTCCATATTGTGAATAATCAGGACCATAAGATCCTCCAGAAGTAACTCCTGGTATAAGTTGGTATATATCAACTGTTGTGGTAGATGCGTAGGATGATTTTGGTCTGTATCCTAAAATGTATGATAAAGCATATAAATTTTCTTTTTCTTTAGCATACAAAAGATAATTTTCTTGAGTTTGACTATCTATATAGAATGACATTACATCTCCTACATAAGAAGCCATTTCAATAAACATACTTCCTGGTGAGGCATCAGAAAAATCATTATAAGTTGTAGGGAAATAAGTTCTGGCGTAATTTATAAGATTAGCCTTAAAATCACTAAAAGTTTTATTTAAATATGATACATTTTCATTTGCCATTTTATACGAATTCTAATGTTATTTGGTCAGTTGCTTTTGATACTAAAAGTCTATATTTTATAGTTACTGTAATAGTATTTGTATCTGGATTATCACTTGTTACAGTTACTCCACTTAATATTATTTCAGGAATAAATTTTTTTATAGCATCCGATACTAATAATTCTACTATATCTGTCAAGTCATTTGTTATTCCTTCAAATATTGATTTCTTTAAATCACATCCAAATTCAGGATTAAAAGGTCTTTCTCCTTTAGCTGTTAATAGTAAATTAATTAAATTAGATTTAATTTGATCTTTAGTACTATATGTATTATTAAAAACACCGTCTCCAATAGCATAAGATCCACTTATTATAGGATTAGGTAATGAATAATCAAATTTACCAAAAGGTAAAGCTACCCCTATAATTACATTTCCCTGAGCATCTATAGGATCTATTCGTGTTATATCTAAAGTAGGCATTTTAATCTAATTGTCTTAATCCTGATCTATCCATTGGTGACATATTAGCTGCTGCATCATTAATGAAGGCTAAATATGGATTTACTTTTTCACCAGTTGATTCATCGACAGCGTCTATAACTTTTAAATCATTACGTTGTGGTTGAAAACCAAATTCCATGCCCATTTTAGCAGCTAATGAACTACGTACATCTCCGGGTAATTGAGCATCGGCACTAGTAAAATTAAATGTTTTACCTTCGCGAATAGGTTGTTTATTTTGTTTCGCTAATGTTTCATTAATAATATCAGGCAATTCTTCATGAAGTGCCTCGATTACTGCTTCTCTGATTAGTTTTTTAAATAATTTGACATTCATATAAATAAATATTAAGCGATTAAGTTTTCTCGATCTATTATTATTTTTAATGTATCTATTAAATCTTGTGGATCTAATGTAAAAGATAATTCACTTTTTAATACTTCAACATTATTTGTATCTATTGCTACTGCATAATGGCGTTTATATCCAGCAACAACAGGAGCTCCAGGTGTGTTTTCTTCACGAATAGCAAATTTGAATTCTTTATAAATAGTATTATTTTCACCAAATTCTTCAGGTTGACTGTCAGATAATACTTCACTATTTGATATGGTAGTAGTAGAAATTTCTTCTAATTCTCCATTTATATTTAATAATTGAGATTTTAAATCTCTTAATATGTCTATAGCACTTTGTAAAATTGAAAGTAATATAGGAATAGCAGCACTTAAAGTTAATAGTACTCTATTAGCTTTGTCTAATATTTTTACAAGTTTTATTATTAAACTTGTAGGAATACCTACTCCTGGAGGAACAGAAGTTGGGATTGGGATAGCAGATATAATAGATACTATTAGGTTAAATATTGATATATATGATGATATTTTATTTATTAAACTTGATATTTTGGTAATTTTTACTTCTCTATCATTTATTATCCTAATAGCATTATCTCTTGCTAATTTAGCATTATCTAATTTATTTGGATTACCAGAAGCATTAGCTTCTATTATCAAGGCATTAGTATCATCTACTAATTTTTGAATTCTATCATTTTGAGCTATAAGATCAGCTAATTTATCAGATATTAATGATAATATAACAGGAGCTAAACTTTTAGCAGCATTTTTTAAAATTGCTCTTGTTTTTGCTTTTCTTGCTTTTCTTTTTTCTTCTTTAGTTTTTTTTCTTAATTTTTTAATTTTATCGGTTCTTAATTTTGCTTTATCTTTTTGTTCTTTAAAGGGATCTTTTAAATAATCATCAAGAGATTTTTGATTTTCTTTTTTTGCTTGTTGAATTATTTTTTTAGATTCTTCATAATTTCTATTTTCAGCTTCAACTGCTTTTTGGTAATTCTCATCATCTAATTCAGGTGGAATTTCTACTGTTTGTCCATTCTCTATTATTTGGGAAGAAGTATTTTTTTGTTTAAGTCTTTGAAGATTTAAAGCATGTTCAATTTCTAATTTTTGTTCACTTAATATTATTTCACCTTTTTCTTTTTGAAGTCTTAAAATATTAGATTCATTAATTGATTTTTTAATTTTACTTTTTGTTTGATCTTTTAATTGATCTCCAAAAGCTTTTGGATTTTGAGCAGAATTTAAACTACTAATAATTTTAGGGTCTACTAAAGAACTAACGTTTTTTGAAATATTATCGGCCATTATATTGTAAATACTTTATTTGAACAAATATTTTCTAATTTTCTTGATAATCCTTCAATATCGCTTAATAGCTGCTGACCGGCACTAGTGCAAGCTACGGCTTCCATCCCTCCTTCAGTTGTTGGTATTACTACTTGTCCTAAAAAGCCTCCTACACGTCTTAAAGTATCGCACATACTAACTAAAAGATCATGAGTTTTATCTCCTAATAATACGGGTTCTGAAGGATATGATCCATTTTCTTGTGTTCCTAAACATATTCTTCCTGATTTGCTTGTGTCTAAGTGTAAATGTATAATTTCTCCTGCATTTAGGTTAATCACACTATTGCTACTTATTTCTATATTCTTAATAGAAGAAAGTAATATATTTTCTTTTTTAGAATTTAAAGTAATCCTATCACTGTTCATTATAATTTGAGGAAGAACAAAGCTGTCTGGAGAAGGAGAAGAATTTCTTGGGTTTATTATACTAGATCCAAATAGGAGAGGGATTTTCTGAGACGATGTCATCCATATAGAAGATTTTTCTTTATTTATTTCTTCAACATTTGGAGCAGAAGATTCTGTATCTGTTGTAACATATCCATTTACTAAAATAGTAATAGGATCTCCATTTTTTCCTACACTACTCCATTCATTTAAATCAGAGTGAAAAGATACAGTTGTACCAAACCTAATTCCATTTCCTTTTCTTCCTTGAAATATTCTATCTCCTTCAAAAGCTAATAATCTTCTAACATCAGAATTTTCTTCAAATGTTAAACCTAGTGTTTTATATAAAGGAGAGTTTTGTTGATTATCGTTCCATAAATTTATAGCAGTAATATAGTATTTTTGACTTGGAGAAGGAAAATATTGATTATCTGATACGGGTCCATCTACTAAATAGACTAATTCTCCTAAAGCTGGGTAATCTTGAATACCAGGAAATAAAGGAAAAGCTACATTGCACTTACTAGGATCTTCTTTTTCTTTATTACGAACAGCGGGATCATTGTAATCTTGATAAAAGATTGCTCCTATACCATTACTTCCCCCATTTGTATTATATAATTCTGGAGTTGGTGTATTAGGTGTAGTAATAACTCCAAAAACTTTTCCTATAGGAGAAGTAGTAGAAGGAGATGTTCTACTTAAATTCTGAGCATAAGAATAAACGCTAGATAATCCTGTTTTATATATCATTTATTCTCAATTTGGTGTTGTATAGTTTCAGTAGTTTGAATTAACTTTTGACCTTCCTGTTGTACAGCACGTTGTTCTTCTAATAATTGTTGAATTTCTGCTGGGTCAAAAAAATCTGCTGGAGTTGAAGGACCACTACTAGTTGAAGCACGTTGTGCTATACCTGCCATTTTAATTAATTGTTCGTTATTTTTTACGTTAACATCAATTAGATCTTTAACAGTAGGCATGAGCATTACAGCGGAGCCTGCGTTGGATGATGCAAGTGGTTTAAGAGCATCAATTAGTTCATTAATTTGTTTGTCAGTATCCTTGTTATTACGGTGTATTTGCTTAAATATATCGGATAATGACGTACTACCAAATAGGGTTATATCGTCAAAATTAGCCATGACTTATGTTTATCAATAAATATATGTACTTAAATCT